ATCAATGCCTATGCAAAATGATGTGTCGGCGGTCCCCGACGAGGCCGCTTCGCTGTTGATCGGCGGCCAGGCGCACGCCACCTGGGAAGCCTACGAGATCGATTCCGATCTACTCATTCCGGCCGACGCCTGGCAATTCACGGTGGCGGCCCAACAGCGCGCGCTGCCAGCCACCGTTAAGGCTGGCGTAGAAATCCAAGTGCGCATCGGCACGGATCTTGTCCTGACCGGCCGAATCGACAACATCAAACACAGCATCCGAAAGGGCAGCCATACGTTCCAGCTATCCGGCCGGGATCTTGCCGCCCAGCTGGTGGACTGCTCGGCGCCAATCTTTGTGCGGAAGATGAGCACGCTGCGTGAAATCATCACCTCCATTGTTCGACCGCTCGGCATCAACAAAATCCGCCTGCAGACGACGGCAACCGGCGCCATCCGCGAGAAAATTAACGTTGAGCCAGGCGACTCCGCGTGGGAAGTGCTGCGCAATGCGGCCGAGGCCGAAGGGCTATGGCCTTGGTTCGATCCGGACGGCACGCTCATTGTCGGCGGGCCGGACTACAGCGCCGCGCCAGTCGCGGTGCTGTGGTGCCACGCGAGTGGCAGCAATGTTGAAAGCATTTCCAGCGACGAGAACATCGCTGAGCGATTTTCCGATATCACGGTGCTGGGGCAAACCCACGCAACCAAGGCTGAAGGCGGCAAGCACAATTTGAAGGGCACAGCGAAGGACACCAGCATTGCCTGGCCGCGCCCCAAGATCGTGGTCGACCATGAGACCGATACCACGCAATTGTGCCAGGAGCGCGCGGCAAAACTGATGGGAGACTCGCGCCTGAAGGGTTTCGAGTTGCAGGTGACCGTCAAGGGGCATCGAATTTATGCCCCTGGTGAACCCGGCGACGGCCTGCTTTGGCAACCTGGCCAGCGGGTGCGTGTTGCGTCGGACTTGTTGGGGATCGATGCCGTCTACTTTCTGATGGGGCGCAAGTTTTTGCGGAGCCGCGGCTACGGCACAACGACCGAGTTGACCCTCAAGGAAGACGGGGTTTGGGTTGTCGAAGCGCACCCACACAAGAAGAAACATCGGCGCGGCAAGAATGTGCTGACGGGCGAGATTATCACTTTCGAGGATGTGAAATGAAATGCGACATGGTAGAACGCGCTATCGATAAGGCGATGTCACGTGTTCGGAAAGCGTTCCGCGCAGTCCTGACCAACATCGACAGCACTACGCCGATCCAGCTGGTGCAGGCTGACGGCCTGGCTGGTGAACAACTCCAGGACAATGAACTCATGCAGCACTACGGGGTAACGTCAGTGCCCCCGGCCGGCGCGCAGCTCGTCGTGATTCCGATCGGAGGCAAGACGGCGCACGGCATCATCATCGCCACTGAGCACGTCCAGTATCGCCTCAAGGGGCTCAAGAGCGGCGAGGTCGCCCTGTACGACGATCTGGGGCAGGTGGTCTATTTAACGCGAAGCGGTATCGTGATTAAGGGAGCTGGGCTGCCGGTCACGGTTACCGACACGCCAAGCGTGACGCTTGATACGCCGACCACGCACATGACAGGCAACCTTGTGGTCGATGGCGACATTTCGAATCAAGGCAGCATTGCCACACAAGGAGACCTCGTCGCCCAGGGCGATGTGAAGGATCACGGCAGCAAGTCGATGGCTGGTATGCGCAGCACCTTCAACGGCCACCATCACGGTGCCAGTCCCACCCCGGACCAGGCCATGTAATGGATATCTTCATTGATCCGCTCAGCGGCGATTACATACTGGACCAGGGGGCGCTCAGGCGCGACCCATTGGGTGGACTGGCGAACGCCGCCTACGTCCGCTTGACCACGCCACTCGGTAGCTATTGGGCAGACCCCACGCTTGGTAGCCGCCTTCATGAGCTGCAACGGGAGAAGGATGTGGCCCGCGTCGGCGTGCTGGCCAGGCAGTACGCGTTGGCTGCGTTAAAGCCGCTTCAAGACGACGGGCGTGCCGCGCAAATCGACGTCACAGTCGACCGACTCAAGGACGCAACGGCGGCTGGCCGCCTGCAGTTGGGCGTGATGCTGACCGCAACGTCAGGCGAAGTCACAAGCTTCCAGCTGCCGCTCAAAGTCATTTAACCAATCCGAGACCATCATGGGCTTTAACGTACAGAACTACGAACAGATCCGCGACGCGATACTGCGGGACGTGGCGAATCAAAATCCTCAGGCGGCCGTCGGCGCAGACTCCGACTTCCGGCTGCGCGCCGCAGCGTCGGCAGCAGCTATCGAAGGGCTGTATCAGTATCAGGCGTGGTTGGCGCGCCAAATCTTGCCTACCACCGCCGACGACGACATCGTCGAACAGACTGCCTCGTTGTATGGACTGTCGAAAAAGGCGGCAACGGCAGCCAGCGGTACGATACGATTTTCCGGCGCGCCTGCGGCCAATATAGGCGTCGGCGTCGAGTGCAAGTCATCGGACGGCGCGGCGTATGTGACCACGGCCGCCGGAACAATCCCAGCTGGTGGAAGCATCGATCTGAGCGTATCTGCCAGCCTGCCCGGTCTGGCCGGCAATCAGGCCGCGAATACCCCAGCGACACTGACCTCTGCCCCTTCTGGCGTTTCGTCGAGCGCCACGATCATTGCGATGAGCGGTGGCACTGAAACGGAAACCATTGCGGCGCTATTGGCGCGCCTGCTGGACCGGTTGCAGCAGCCGCCAGCGGGCGGCAACAAATACGACTACATTCGCTGGGCTCTGGACGTGCCGGGCGTGACCCAGGCGTTCTGCTACCCGCTCCGGCGCGGTGCCAAAACCGTCGATGTCGCGGTTCTTTCCAATGGCGCACCACCGTCCGCAGCTCTGCTGACTCAAGTGCAATCCTACATCGACGACGTTCGCCCGATCGGTGGTGATTTCATGGCACTGGCGCCGCAGCCTGTCGCCGTCAATATCAGTGCAACGCTGACGCTGCGAAGCGGCATGTTGCTGGCCACCGTCACCGCGCGCGCCCAGGAGCTGGAGGCTGCATATTTCAGCACATTGAACCCCGGCGACACCGCTTACAAGAGCCGCATATTTTCGCTGCTGTCCGACATTGATGGCGTCATCGATGTGGTCCCGCTTGCTCCTGCCGCGAACGTCACGACTATTGTGGACGCCACTCACGTGCAGATCCCCTCGCTGGGAACCTTAACGTTGGGGACCTGAGCGATGAATCACAGCGACGTTCTGAAAGCACTACTGCCTGCCGGCGTGTACGACCTCAACGGCAAAACGCTGTCGGTCGAGATTGCGGCGGAAGGCCGCGCGATCGACACCGCCATGCGCCGCGCAGATGACTTGCTGGTTGAGTTCTCTCCGGCCACGTGCGTAGCAACGCTGCCGGAATGGGAAGCCGCATACGGGTTGCCGGATACCTGCCAGGTCAATTCGCAAAGCGTGACCGAGCGCCGGGCCGCGCTGCTCGCGAAGGTCAGAGCGCGTGGCGGTCTGTCGAAGAAATACTTCCGGCAATTGGCTGCTGACCTTGGTTACGTGGGGGTGACGATCGATGAGTATCGACCGACCACCTGCGGCGACAACTGCGGCATGGCGCTACTGGATGCGAACTGGCGCGGCGCCTGGTATGTCAATTCGCCAAATGCCTCCCTACACGTGCTGGCCAACTGCGGCGACGCCTGCGAGGGCGCGCTGGATGTCTACAAGACTGGTGCCCTGGAGTGCATGATCACCCGCTTGAAACCAGCGGACACAACTGTTGTATTCACTTATGGAGGGACTTAATGAAGCGCATCGCCACCCCGAATCGGGCCGTAGATAAATTCGCCGTTGGCAAGGATGGCTTTCGGGCCGCCGTCGCTGGCGTATCCTCCGCCACGGAGTTTTCCGATCTGTGGTTTAACCACGTCCAGGAAGCTATTGTTCGGACCATCGAAAGCGCAGGATTAGCGCTTTCGGACACCGACTATGACCAGTTCGTCACTGCGCTGTCCAAGCTCATCAAAGTAGCAGGCATGCAGCACAGCGGTCCGTTTACTGTCGGGATTTCGCGCCCGCTGACGGCCGTTGAAGCCATCGGCAATCTGGTTGTCGTATATGGCCAGACTGGACCCATAACGCTAACGCTGCCAGCCGCCAGCACTTGCCCGAACGGTGGCGCAATCAATTTTCTCAATGCTGGCGGCTTCGATGTAACGCTTACGCGGGCCGGGGCTGATTTCATCAATCCTGGCACGGCAAACACTAGCTCGGTCGTCCTGAAGCCGGGCGATACGCTGGCGCTCTCGCTGATACTTTCCGCAGTGACGTGGGAGTGCTTCGGCGGTTCGGCACAGTTGGCGTATTCCTCCGTCTTTTCCGCTTCGAAGGCTATCAGCGGCTACCAAAAGCTGCCTGGCGGCCTGATTATTCAGTGGGCCGACATTACCTCTGCCGGGACGAATAATGTCGCGTTTAGCTTCCCGATTGCATTCCCTACCGCATGCCTGCAGGCCGCAATTGCCGGGCTTGGAACGGTTGCCAACAATATGCACTTGGTGAACCTGAATAGTGTCCCGACTGCAAGCGGTGGAACAATGTCTTTCTTTACAAGCACGACAGGTGCAGCGCCAGTAGTCGCATCCGCTGGGCAGGTCAGTGCGCGATATATTGCTATTGGATACTAAGGAGACATCAGAATGAATACACGTTATTCCCGAAGCACTGGTGCGTTCTACCCGATGGACATCGACTATGGCGACAACCTACCCCCTGACGTGATTGAAGTTCCGTTGTCCGACTATGAAAGCGCCATGGCGCGACCAGCTGGCCATACCTTCGCTTTCGTTGATGGCCATCTGGTCATCAACGCGCCGCCACCTGTCCAATTCGCAGAGCAAGCAGCGCCATACATGGCCAGCGTGCGCATCACCCGTGAAGCCATCCTGAACCGTTTGGCTGGCATCGGCATGGCGGCGCTGATTGACGGCGACGGAGCGACTTGCGACTGCATCGTCAACGCGCGCCAGGCACTGCTGGACATCACCAAGCTGCCCGACGTGGTAGCGGCCAATGACCTCGAAGAACTAAAGGAAGCGGTGAAGGCGGCATACAAGGCCATTGCCGCAGGCGTCCCGGCACCTATCCGCAGCGCGTTCAACATGGTGGACGCATGAGCGCCGCTTTGTGGGCGGGCGGACTGCTTCTAGTGGCCGCACTGGGAATCTTGTCGCTGGCAGTGCTATGGGTCATGTATCTGGCCGTGATGGCTCTGCAGCGCGCGCGTGATGCTGGCCAGCTTGTTCCGTTCGCGTTCAAAGCAGGACAGATGCTCCTGTATTTTGGCCTGCTCTGGGACGTGCTGTGCAACCTGATCATCGTCTCGATCATGTTCTGTGAGGCGCCTCGGGAAGCAACCGTCTCGGCACGGCTGCGCCGTCTCGTGCGTGGCCCTGATGGATGGCGGCGGCGCCTCGCGACCTGGTATGCCGTGGTGTTGCTGAACCCTTTCAGCCCGAACGGTCCGCACATTCCGCTGTAGACGATAAGCTGGTAAATCGACGTAAGAACAGAGCGACCGGCGTGGTGCGCTAACACCTCGCCGGCCGTTCGCTTGCAGTCTAGACCTGCGCACAAACCAAGGCTCTGCCACCCCGATCGGAGGCGGCAGCATCTTAGCACAGGGGCGTTAAATGCAAGAAATCCGTTGTGGCAACTGCCATAAGAAGTTAGGCGAAGGCGATTACAGTCGGCTCAATATCAAGTGCCCGCGCTGTAACGTGTTAAATCAACTGAGGGCCTTGAGCACCGATCCAGAGCGCCATCGAGCGCCACATGGAGTCCCCAATAGTGACCAATCCCATTATCCCCTGGCTCGGCGGCAAGCGCCGCTTGGCCGATAAGCTGATCCCGCTGTTCCCCAAGCATGAGTGTTACGTCGAGGTGTTCTGCGGCGGCGCGGCGCTGTATTTCTTGCGGCCGTTCCCGGCCGCAACCGAAGTCATCAACGACATCAACGGCGACCTGGTCAATCTCTACCGCGTTGTGCAGCACCACCTGGAGGAGTTTGTCCGCCAGTTCAAGTGGGCCATCAGCAGTCGCCAGGTATTCAAGTGGCAGCAGCTGGCGGATACCCGAACCCTGACCGACATCCAGCGCGCGGCGCGCTTCTACTACCTGCAGCAGCACGCATTCGGTGGCAAGGTCAGCGGCCAGAACTTCGGTACCGCGACGACCGGCTCGCCGATCAACCTCTGCCGCATCGAGGAGGCGTTAAGCGCGGCGCACTTGCGGCTCTCCGGAACCTACGTTGAAAACCTGACCTGGCTCGACTGCATGAAACGCTACGATCGACCACACACGTTTTTCTACTGCGACCCGCCGTACTGGGAGACCGAGGGCTACGGCGTGGACTTTCCGTTCGATGAGTACGTGCAGATGGCCGAGTTCATGCGCACCAGTAAGGGCAAGGTCATGGTATCGATCAATGACCACCCGGCGATCCGCGAGGCGTTTAACGGGTTGTACATGAAGGGACTGGACATCAAATATAGCGTGTCTAACACGCACGGCCAGCCGGAGACGAGCAAGGAATTAGTGATTACGAACTGGGATGCCAGTGCTAGTGACAGCTTGTTTTAACCATATGGGGAGAGCGTTCTGGAACGCCTTGGTATTGATGAGCCCGTTCAACCCGGATGGCCCCCATATCCCAGTGGACTAAGTATGCAGTAAGGATAGAGTGGTCGGCATGTGGCGGGAACACCATGCCGACCGATTTGATATATGGCGCGCAGAAATTGCTTTTAGATCATATCTACAAGACTATCAACGGCGCGCATGCATTCATCCACACGCTCCTTATTGACTTGTACACTATTTCCGTGGATTGCGTAGTAGCCACCGGACAAGTGGGAAAGCGGCGTGCCCAAGTGTGCGGAAACCACGCCAGCTGTATTGAAGTCTCGAAGCGCTACCGCATAGGTCTGTCTAAAATCGGTAATATTGTTAGTGGTGTGGCCTCGGTTGGTGAAGTGTCCTGGGTCAGCTTGATATGCTTGATAGAGCGTATTAGCGGTGGCGTCGGACATGGCACCAAACGCGGATGCCGCTCCATCATACTGGGTGAGTCTATTTCCCACGATAACGTGGATTTGGGGTACAACCATCCCATGGTTTGTCGCCTTAGCCGCATAAGTCCACGAGCCGTAAATCGGATGTGGAGGCTGTTGACCATGAAGTAAGATGAAAAGTGCGTTCGTGGCTACCCGTGATGAGTCATCGGCATTGACTGGAACGATGAGCTTGTCTCCAGCCGAAATCGCTAGCTCCGTGTAGATCGAGAAGCTGGGATTTGTATCGATAAATACTGTGACATCCTGATCGGGATATAGCGCGGCATACGACGAGATCAACTGACGAAAGATCAGATGAACCCACTTCCATGGTTGGATTACTGGCGTCAAAGGAGGCGCATTCGCGGCACTGCTAACAGCTGGCGCCATTGGCTCGAGGTTTCCATCCCCGCTCAGGAGTACCAGATTTGGAGGCATCGAATGATTGACACCGTCAACTTGTACGAGGTACTGCAGAGGCGGTGGCAACGGGGCACCGGCACCGCCAGCTATGACCGTACTCATGTATCCCACTACTGTACGTGGCGTGGGAAGAGTGCAAAGATTCAGTACGTGATTTTCGCCGCTGATTCCTCCTCCAAGAAGCATCATGCTCGAATTTGCTTGTGGGCAAAGGTCAATCACTAAAACCTTTTTCCCCGGGTGTCGTTGGGCATATCGCGAGGCTAAGTGGAAGGTGATAGTGCTCTTCCCAACACCACCCTTGTTGTTCCAGATTACGTAGCGTTCAATCGTTTGCATCATTTATCCCTGTGTGTGAGCGTGCCACAAGTATAGTTGAATAAACGACCACATATTAGCCTAGCGACAAATATCTCGCAGAAGGGAACGTACCATAGTGGGAGAGCAGGGGCTGCGCCCGTACGAATCACGGCGTTGGTGCCAAAACTGTCGCGATTTTGGTTGCTTAGCCCATCTTATCCGAGTGCCAAAATCGACGCGATCCAGTGCCAAAACGCGCGCCGCGCTACACTTACACGATGAATCTGGCTATTGCGGACAACGACCACCATACGCTGGAAATGTGGGGTCCGGGGCCGGGCGGCAAGAACATGAAGTGGATGGAGCTTCAGTACACCCGCAGTAAATAAGGCGCACGCCCGTAGGGCAGAATGCAAAAACGCCACCCGAAGGTGGCGTTTTTGCGTTTCTTATTCTTGGTGGCCCGGGGCGGAATCGAACCACCGACACAAGGATTTTCAATCCTCTGCTCTACCAACTGAGCTACCAGGCCAAGAGCGCGCAATTATAGCAGGGCATAAAGCGGTTTGCCAAGCCTCCCGTCTTTTTGTTAATCAGACAAGGTTGCTGATGTCTGCGGAAACTATAATGCGCGATTTCCGAGTACTTCGCGTTCTTGGCATGACCCGATCAACCGCGGTAACGCCCATGGGCATCGGATAGCGTGGATTGCGATTTTTCATAATATTTGCTTTGGCGGCAAATATTATTTGAGGTTTTCGATGTTTTTCTCAACAAAGAGTGCGGGCATAGTGTGGGTCATCCCAGCATTTCTTTGAAAGGAACACCATGATGCAAGCTACTATTCCCGCTATCGGGCTCGGCACTTTCCGCCTGCAAGGGCAGGTTGTCATCGATTCGGTGCGCAACGGCTTGGAGGCGGGCTACCGCCATATCGATACGGCGCAGATTTATGGCAACGAGGCGGAAGTCGGCCAGGCGATGGCGGACAGCGGCGTGCCGCGCGGCGAGCTGTTTGTCACCACCAAGGTCTGGACCGAGAACCTGGCCGGCGACAAGCTGATCCCCAGCCTGAAGGACAGCCTGCGCAAGCTGCGTCTGGAGCAGCTGGACCTGGCGCTGATCCACTGGCCGTCGCCGGACGACGCGGTGCCGGTCGCCGAGTATATGGCGGCGTTGGCGGAGGCGCGCGAGCAGGGGCTGGCGAAGCAGATCGGCGTGTCCAATTTCACCATCGCGCATCTGCGCCAGGCCGTCGATACCATAGGCGCACAGCAGATCGCGACGCAGCAGATCGAGATCCATCCCTATCTGCAAAACCGCAAGGTGGTGGACTACGCACGCAGCCAGGGCATCCATGTGACGGCCTACATGCCGCTGGCCTATGGCAAGGTGACGCGCGATCCGGTCATCGTGGAGATTGCGCGCCGCCACAACGCCACGCCGGCGCAGGTGGCGCTGGCCTGGTCGCTGCAGCAGGGCTACGCGGTAATTCCGTCGTCCACCAGCCGCGTGAACCTGGACAGCAACCTGGCCGCGAGCCAGCTGCGGCTGAGCGCCGGGGACATGGCTGCCATCGCGACTCTGGAACGCAATGACCGTCTGGCCAATCCAGACGGCCTGGCGCCGGTCTGGGACTGACGCCATGCGCTCCGCACTCGACAAGCTGGGGCAGGGCGGCTTCAGCATCGGCCTGGAACTTCCGCTCGATAATGACTGGTCACTGGCTGGCCGCCAGGCCAATCACGCCTCCGCACGCGTGCCCGGCGAGCCGGACATGCAGCATCACGCGGAGCTGGCGCGGCTGGCCGACCGTCTCGGCTATCGCGCGCTGTGGCTGCGCGACGTGCCGCTGTACGATCCGTCGTTCGGCGACGCGGCCCAGGTGTTCGAGGTGTTCACCTACCTCGGCTACCTGGCCGGCATCACGCGCGACATCCTGCTCGGCACGGCGGCGGTGGTGCTGCCGCTGCGCGAGCCGGTGCTGACCGTGAAGTCGGCCGCCAGCGTGGATCAGTTGAGCGGCGGACGCCTGCTGCTCGGCGTGGCCAGCGGCGACCGGCCGGTGGAATATCCAGTCTTCGGACGCGATTTCGGCAGCCGCGGCGCAGCTTTCCGCGCGCAGGTGTCGATGGCGGGCGACTGGGGCGCGTCGCGCTTGCCGCCCGGCGTGCAACTGCTGCCGCGTCCAGTCCAGGCGGGCCGCTTGCCATTGCTGGTGGCGGGCCTGGCGCAGCAGACGCCCGAATGGATAGGCGCGAATCTGGATGGCTGCCTGGCGTATCCCGGCACGGCGCCGGACCATGCTCGCCGCGCGACGGCCTGGCGCGCGGTGGCGGGACCGGACAAGCCGTATATCAGCTTCTTCCATCTCGACCTGGAGGAGGACCCGGACGCGCCTATGCGCTATCACCGCTTCGGCGGACGGGTGGGGCGCAAGGGACTGGCGCTGGAACTGGCGGCGCTGCATGCGGCGGGTGTGCAGCATATCGGGCTGCAGCTGCGCCAGAACCGGCGCCCGGTGGCGGAAGCGATGCAGGAGATCGCCGAATATGTGCTGCCGCAGTTTCATGGCGCCCCCGCCGCGCCGCTGGCGGCCTGAGACCACATGGAGGCCGTCCGGCGCGCGCGGGCTGCCGCCGCTATAATGCCCGGATGAATAGTCCATCCTCCCCCTCCATGCAGCGCTTCCTCCAGAGTGATATTTGCATCGTTGGCAATGGGGCGATCGCCAAAACGGCGGCGCTCGGATTCGCCCAGTCCGGCCAGAGTGTCACCCTGCTCAGCCCGCCGTCCCCGTCAGCGCCGCCCAGCGTGCAAGAGCAGGCCGGCTGGGATGTGCGTGTCTATGCGCTCAACCACACGGCCCATCATCTGCTGTCGTCGCTGAAGGTGTGGGGCGCGCTTGATGCGTGGCGCGTGGCGCCGGTCGATGCCATGCTGGTCAACGGCGACGGCGCGCAGGCGGGTGGACTGGCCTTCGATGCGTTCGGCGCGCACACCGGCACCCTGGCCTGGATCGTCGAGGACCGCAACCTGAA